GTTGATATTTATAAACAGACATTACAATTCCAAATCGTAAATAGAAAGTAAAATGAACAACACAAGATATATGTTCTTTCAGAACTTAGAACAAATGAAAAGACAATGTGAGATGCTTCTTCAAATGGATGAATCTATGATTGAATCCCTATTGAACAACGGTCACGATTGGGCTGACGACCACATCTCAGAAGCAAAAAATAATATGGACCAAGTATTTGATTTCATTATGAATGAAAAAGATGACACCCACGGTGATGAAATGATTATTGATGACGTTATGGAAAACAAAAAAACAATTAGAATCACTGAAGATATGTTAGAGGCAATTATCCGACGTGTAATTAGAGAAAAAGAAAAAGACACAACACTTTGCGAAAGAGGTATTACTGCGGCTAAAGCTAAATATGATGTATACCCATCGGCTTATGCTAATGGATATGCCGTTCAGGTTTGTAAAGGTGACATGCCAGATGTCAATGGTGTAAAAAAATGTTCAGGAAAATATTGTTCAGGTAAATAAATTGCAATATATTTGCAATCTAAATATTTATTTGAATGTCCTACCAAACTTACACCCTAACTAAGGATGATGAACTCATTCTTGAAACTCAAGCAGCAACTGTAGACCGTGCAATTGATTACTTTGCAATCGATTATCCGCAAATCTTTTCAGTAAGTAGTGGTTATACAATTGGATTGAAACAAAGGGATAAATACCTATCGTTTCAAGAAGAAAAAAGGGACAATTAAGTCCCTTTTCTTTTTTTATAATATTCTCTAATTGACCACTTATATCCAACATCACCACCCCTTAACAAACTGTTAAGATATAAAACATCTTCATGTGGTTTCCCTTTATATGATTCTGATAAAGTAACTTGATTATTAAGTTTGTCAAAAAAGTCTTTTATTTGTTTTACATCGTCAATACTTACCTCACCTGAAACAATTCTTTCAGACAATCTGTTACTACCACCTCTTTTTTTAAGGTACTTTAAACCTTTCTTAACTACCTCAATAACTTGTTTAGGTACACGTACCGTATCAACATCTTCTGTAATACGTATTTTAAGGTCACTGGAACCCTTAAAAATTCTATGGTAGGTCTCTTTATGTATTTCTATTTTTTGTCCAACAGAGAGTTTCTTTGGTAGTTCATTCTCCATTTGTAGTAACCAATTATCACCTTCAAGAATTTCAACAATTCTATTTTTCTTATCACGGTGCCAAATTAGCTCTTCCGAGTCCACATCTTTAGAGAAAACTCGTTCAAAAATATTCTTTTTTATATTTTTCTGTGAATAAACCATTACCAATATCTTCCAGGAACATTATTACCAAAATCTTTGTGTGCTCTACACGCCCAATAACCAGGTTTAGTTCTATCTTTCTTTTTTTCACACTGATGTCTTGCCGCAAATGATGCTCTTGCACCTGAGTCGTTCCACTTTGCCGTCATAACAGGAGAACCATAAGATACTTTTACTATTTTACCTGATTGTGGATTTTTAACATACACATACCATTTTTTTGGTCCACCTGATTTTGGTTTACCAAGCTCAACATTTTTTCCTTTGTATTCCGCTTCATTAATCATAGGGTAATCCAATGGTAATCTTTCACCTTCATATATAAAAAATTTTCCTAAATCACTATTCAAAAGTTCGTTATCAAATTCATTTTCATAAATTCCAATTTTCTTTAATTCTCTTGCTTCATTAATTAAGTTAAAATACTTTTGACTTCCAGGTCTGAATACATTCTCACTAACAGGAATATCATTTTCCAAATGATATTGTAATTCTTCAGAAATTAGAGGAGTTTCTTTATATTTTTTTAGTGCCTTTATGATAGATTCTTTCATTGATTCATTTTTTGGTTTGTATGATGTCATTACGGGTTTTTGACCTTTCCCTGTTTGTGTATCTTTCTTTTCGGCCGCTCTCTTTTGTCTACATGCTGCTTTTTTTTCGGAGTCACTCATTTTACCAGCAACACCCGCTGCTCTACATTTAGGGTATGCTTTAGAGTCCGCATCAGGTCTACCACACGGTGGATGTTTACCATCTTTATCCCTACTACATATATTAACCCACGGACCTTTTGGTTGTGAACTACCTTTTGGTTTCTTTTTTTTACCGAACCAAACTGCTAAATCTTCAGAAAGTAGATACTCATTCATATTGATAAATTTTAAAAAATACTTATACATATAAGTATCAAATAAAGTTATTATGTCACAAAATTTTGATGAAGGTTTTCTATTCGATGCAATTAAGTATCAGAACAATGATGATTTGGGTCGTTTTTTAGAGAAGATGACACCTGACCAAGGGTTATATTGTTTAATTCAGGCAGCTAAATGTGGATTTACACGTGGAGTTTTTTCTATTGAAGAAACTGAAGTGTTATCAAAAGCAATCCGTCTAATTACACGTGACTCCGATGCTAGTCCAAGTAGTATCGGTGACCCAGAAGTTCACAAGGCTTAATTTTTTTTAAAAAATCTTTAAAACAAAAAAAGGGGACCGAAGTCCCCTTTTCTATTTAGTGTTTTGAGTATTATCTCAATTCTCTTAAGTCGAATGTTCTAACACCATCAACTGTTACCTTACCGTAGAATCTGTTGTTAACCATCTTCTTAGCGTATCTTGTCATGATACCCTTGATAGGAGTGAAGTTGAATGGGTTGTACATAGTTGGAGTCAACTGAAGAGGTACATATGGTGCGTAAACGTAACCTGTATCTAACAAAGAGTTACCTTTGTGTCCCAACAATACTGTGTTTGGTGGGAAGTATGGGTCACGATATACTTGATATCTACCTGCTAATGTACCGATTCTTTCGATACCCATGTTGTACTGGTCCTGCTCAGGAGCTGCGTTTGAAACGTGGAAGTACTCCAAGTCATCAAAAATTGCACTGATTTCAGAAGATACAACAATCCAGTTTGCTCCACCTCTTAAAGTAGACTTGTGAATTTGAGCTGAAATTTGGTTGATTGCAGTAATCAACGTTTGGTTCCAGTCTTTCTGAGTGTACTGAGTTAATGGAGTAGCTGTTGTTCCTCTCTTCCAACCGTTGTAGTCCCATCTTAATGTCCAAGCCGCACCTTTTCTAAGGTCTCTCAAGATTTCTCTGTCGATTTCAGCCGCCACTTGCTCTGACAATAAAGCTGTCAATTCAGCTTCAGCGTCGATGTTGTGGAATGCTGATACGTCTTGTGCCATTTCAGGTGACCATTGAGCTCTTAACTTTCTTTCTGTAACAGAAACAGTTACTGCTTCAAGGTCAAAAGAAACTTCACCAATTCTATCTTCGAATTCCATTTCTTTGTAAATTCTGTAAGTTGTGATGAACTGTGAACTTGGTGCCACTGAACCGTTAGCCAATGTTGTGTAACCTGAGTAACCGTCAAACGAACCTGCTCCGATAGAACAAGGAACTTGGAAGTCAGCCTCAAGGTAAATTTTACCGTCAGCGTCACAAATGTTGTCATAAGAACCACCGTTAGCCGTGTTCGAAGAACCGAATGCTGGTGATGATGTTCCACCGTACTCAACGATACCTTTACCGTATTTCTGTGTTACAACTCTGAACAACAAGTTACCTGTAACTGCTGACCATGGAGATGTACCTGGAGTTGATGTAATAGTCAAATCAGAAAGGAATGTTTCTGTGTCGACTGTGTTACCATCAGGACCCATTAACTTACCGTATGAACCTGCGTTAGAGAAACCTGACATAACAAGTAATACTTTTCTGTATTCACCTGCTGTGTAACCAGATGCTACTAATGAATCACCTACCCATACTACAGTTACGTTTGGTGCAGTTACAGAAGAGAACTGACCTTTAGAGTAATCGAATAATCCTGGTGGGTCAAGAGCTGGTTCGTTACCTTCGTAGAATCTATCGTAAAGGTCTTTACCGTTGTCTGCTCCATAACCTTGGTTAGGGTTGTTCTGACCTGAATCAACTGCTTCAGGTGAACCGATTGGTGCGTAGTGTTGTGTACCGTTAGCACCACCAACATACTGTTGAATTTTAGGTACGAAGTAGAACAATTTACCGATAGGTAAGTTCATTGCTTGTACTGATACGATATCGTTAGCCAATAATTTAGAGAATACTCTTCTAACGATAGGGAAAACAACCGTCTCAAATGAACCTGTGTCAGATGTAGATGATGCTTCGTTGATTAGGTAAGAAGCTTGGTTTTCGTAAAGTTGAGCCACATTTTCTCTCATGTGACCTTTCAAACCTTCCAAGAAACCTAACTTATCCCATTTGTTGATTGTGTCTTCTTTGATAACTTTCAAGTGCTTAAGACCGATGTTACCAACAAGACCTGATTCTAATAATGCTCCCATTTTAGTTTTTATTTAGTTTTGTTTTAGTTTATTTTTATTTTTGTAATTTACTCATTAAATCTTTCATTCTTAAGAACTGAGGATTTTCATAAGTTTTTGACTCAATAAGATTTGTAGAAGCTCCTCTTGATGGAGTCTTAGCAACTTTAGCCTCAACTGATTCAGAAATAGTTGAAGTTTCTTTGCTTTGATATTCTTCTTTCAAAGTCTTATAAAGAGTCTTTGATTCTTTTAAAGATTCAACAGTGTCAAATCTTCTCAAAATGTTAATTTTTTCTTGTTTTGTTGTTGTGTGCTCAGTGAACAATCTCGTTGCGTAAGCTAAGTTTGAATTGAAAACAGCTACTTCATTTAATTTTTCTCTGAAAATATTTAATGCTTTTCTGTATTCTTCATTCTTTGCTCTCAAAGATTCTACTTCTTTAGCCATCTCACTCTCAGATACAGTTCTTACCTTTTGTTTTGGTAAACCGTGTCTTCTTGGGTCGTTCTTAGAACCATTACCCAAAGTACGAGCAGCTTCAGTTGTTTCAGCTTCTTCTTCCTCCGACATTTCAAATGACTTCTTTTTCAAGTTCATACCAACACCCTTAGGTTTAATAGTCATTGAACCTTCTTTCATTTCACCGTCTTCCATTTCAGAATCTTCCATTTCAGATAGGTCAAATGATTTTTTCTTAAGGTTCATTCCCATACCTTTTGGTTTAATAGTCATTGACTCCTCAACCTCACCTTCGAATGCTTTTGTTTTTTTATTCATACCTTTTTTTGTTGTGTAATCTTCATCACCTTTATGGGTTTTTGATTTTTCACCCTTTTTCCCGTAGTCACCTTCACTCATTTCTTCGTACTCTTCATCAGAAGATTCATCTTCATAATCTTCCGTTTCATCTTCGTCTTCAGAAATTTCGATTTCGTAAACTACATCGTCTTCTTCGTACATCTCGTCCATTGTTTCTTCATAGTCTTCACCTTCTGTGTGAATTTCATATTCAACATCAGAATTAGTATCCTTAAGATGAATTGAATCTTCATCTTTAGAAACAATAATACCATCTTCTTCGCCCATGGCTTTGAAGACTTTTAAGATTTCATCATCAGACGCAGTTCTAAGGTCTAAAGGTAATAGAACTTCTTCTTCGTCATCTACTTCTAATTCATCACCAGGTAGGTCCAAAGCCATAAGGTCTTCTTCACCTCCTAATGTTTCATCAGAAAATTCATCGTCAGATTCTTCATCGTCAGATTCTTCATCGTCCATTTCAAGTTCAGCTTGTTCTTCCATTTCGTGAGCGTGCTCACCTTCTTCCATTTCTGATACTTTTTCCATAGACTCCGCTTCTTCAACCTCTTCAAGAGATTCCTTTACTAGTTCACTGATTTCTTCCTTCATAGTAGAAGCAAGTATTCCTTTTGCATTTTGAGTTACGGCTTCTTCCAAATTTTTCATTTGTAAAAGTGCCTCTTCAACTAAAGATTTTTTTTCGTTTTGCATTTTAGTTTTAA